CAACTAATTAGTTGCTCGACACCAGCTTCACAATCGATGCAGGGCGCGTAGTAAAATACAGCGGGGATGCCTCAAGCTCAAACTCTACGAATTCGTCGCGTTGGTCGATATACTGACGCACGAAGATTTCTTGGCCCGGCTGATTTGCTTCCGACAGTTTTGCCGAAGGGCCAGCATAACCACGGAACAGATCGCGCACACCTTCAGCAAAAGCGATACCGCTGTTGTCAGCGAAGGCTTGCTCAGTGGTGCCGCCCGGCAGGTTGAATGTTGCGTCATACGACACAAATTTCACACCACGCAGAGCGAATGCATCCATGATACCCCACTGCATGTACGACGTGGTGTCATCACGCAGGACAGTGTTACCAGCGCCGTTAGCCATGTAAAATTGGTAAGCAGCTTTAACATTCGGGTGCGAAATCAGTTTGTCGTAGAACAGCGGGTCAACCAGCACTTGAATGCCCGAGATAGCGCCACCATTCATAACATTGGTCGAAACAGCCTTCTTCAGTTGGCGGATGATCGAATCAACGTTCGTAGTGTTCGTGCCCAGCAGGAAATCAACCTGCGATTGCGTGGTGTTAAACTCCGAGAACATGTCGGCAACCACAGTACCATCAGGGGTCTTCATAGCACCCTTCAGAGCTTGCAGCTTCATGTATTCTTGGGTTTGATCCCAAGCACGGCGCATGTCCGTCATTTTTTCTGCTGTGGCACGGCCGTACGTTTCCGAATCGGTCGAACCCGGCACACGCCAGCCTTGGATATCTTCGTTTGTCAGGCGGTCTTCGTGTTTGAAGTAAGCCAGTTTCAGGGCGAACGTGTCAGCCTTGCGCTCATGGCCTTCAGTCGAAGCTTTAGCGCCACGATTTACTTGCGGCAGCAGAGTGACGTTTGCGTAGTCTTTGTCGAAGACGATTGCGGTTTGATTGGTCGATTTGACCGAGAACAGGTTTTGGCTGTTGATGTAGCCGTATTGCAGCGGGACTTGCGAAATCGAATCAACGAAATCGGAATTCTTGAAGCTGTTGAAATAGTCACGAATAGTCATGCTCATTTGATGATTCCTTTATTTAGTAAACGCCGAGTTTGGCTTAGACGCCAGTGCGGACGTGAATATTCTTTGCACGCAGTGCGGTTGCAACGATGGTCTTGTTGCCCGAAGTGACCGTATCTTTGTACAGCAGACCAGCATCGACCACACCAGCGTGACCAGTGCGCAGGACAGTCATCGTATAATCGCCAGCAGCCAGCGACGGAACGTCCAGACCAGTTTCAATCAGCACAACCACATCAGCGTTCAGAGTTGCAACGTCAGCGTTGGCAACCCACTTATATTTGCTAGTACCATCAAATTGCAGAACTGCTCCGACATCCATACCAGCGGACACGGTTACAGTCACAGCACGGCGGCAAACGCCGTGTTCCGGCATCTCTTCAAAGGCGAGAACACCAGACAGCTTATTCGAGCGCGAGGCAAGCTTCGTCATTATTTAGTTTCCTTCTTAACAGTTTTCTTAGGGAGATATTTATTAAAATGTTCAACTTTCGGCTCAACGTTAGCGTCTGCCTTAGTCTCAACGCCGACTTCTTGGAACATCTCACTTTCAGCCTCGGCAGTAGCATTAGTAGTGAAAACATTGCACAGCGACTCAAATGTTGCGTCGTCCATGTGTTCGGTAGCAACCATGAAAGCGCCTGCTTTCTCGGTGCCCATAGTGGTTTCGACAGCTTTGCGACGTGCAGCCAACTTCGTGGCGAGTGCATCAGCTTCAGCTTTTGCTTTTTCCTCAGCAGCAGCAACTTTCTCAGCCTGTGCTTTTTCAAGCTCAGCTTTTGCAGCAGTCAATTCTTCCGAAACCAGAGCAAAACTTGCTTTCATTTCAGAGAGTTCTGCCATCACAGCTTCGATTGCAGGCTTATCGCCAGCAGAAGCGTCAACGGTTTCGGTCGTCATATCGACTTTTTCCTCTTCTTGGTTAAAAAACTTTTTAAGCTTATCCAGCATCATGCTTTTCCTTTATGCTTACCGGCGACGTATGCCGAAAATTGGTTGTGATCCATAACTTGATTAACCAGTCCGAGTTTTAAAGCGTCTTCGGCGTGGAACATTTTTGCATCCCAAGACAGGATGTCGGCAGTAGGAATCCCCGTGTGCTTGTTCACATGCTCTGCGAACAGTTGTCCTAGGCGGCTAACTTCATCTTGCATCTCTGCCAGAAACTCTTTGGAGAAACTACCATCTTCAGCAAAAGGTGTCTTACCCGGAGTGCTCGCAATATAGATTGGCTTCAGGCCAGCCATTTCGTAAGCCTTGGATTTGTCCATGAGAGCTACGACACAACCGACAGAACCTGTCTCTGCGTCAGGGTGAATAATCACCTCGTCTGCCGCGACATTGAGAGCGAGGGATGCGGAAGCGGACATTGTGTCGATGTACGCGAACCACTGAACACCTGCCTCGTCACACATTGCACGAAGATCATTCGCTGTACTGAACACGTGGGAGGCTTGACCACCGGGGCTAGAGTGCACAGTGATAAGAGTTGTAATGCCATCATCAATCAGCATTTGCGCTTGTTCAAGAATACCTTGGTAAGAGCAGCCTTGAACGTCGCCACAGGCACCAACGACAGGCTTGTAGGACAAAGCACCGTCGATAGCAATCTCACCAACTTTATTCATCTGCTTGGCCTTGACAGGCTCTTTGGAACCTTCTACAATCGTAGAAAATCCAGCATAGTTGCGGTGAGTTAGATATTCAAGAATGGATTGAGCCGCTTCGGCCCGGATGAGATGCGGAACGTTATAAAGGCTTTCCGTAAACCTAAAAAGCGAATGTGCCATCTTGCTCCTTATGCGGCGTTTTCATTATTTCCTGTGCTTGCGTCCTTTGGTCCCGGCTTCTTAGCCGTACCTTCTCCAGCCGTCTGCATACCTTCACCAGCGTTGCTAGACTCCATAGTAAACTCAAGGTCACCAACCTCAGTATCTTCAGGGAATTCTTCAACACCGATAGCTTTACGAAGACGGTTAACAGTCTTAATGTCTTTAACGATAAGACCAATCGAACCAGAACGCTGAATAATCTTGCCAAGCTCGTCAGCAGACATTTCAGAGATGTCACCCGGAACAAATTTAGGCAGGCGCTCAAGGCTCCAACCATTCAAGCTGAAAAGTTGCGGAATCAGGTCGTTGTTGAGAACGTCCGCGATTTCATTCAAACGATGGCTCATTGCCAACGAGACGAGGTTTGTGTTAGAGTCTGCCAAAGAGAACGATCCAAGATCGCCAGCTTCTTTCAGAATGTCAACACCCAACGCGGCATAAATTTCATCTTGATAACGCTTAATCACTTGATCGATGTTTGCCCCATTAATGCCCTTCTTCTCAAGAAGAGACAGGTCAAACATATCGTTGCCTTTTTCATCAAGGCGACGTGGGAAAATGATGCCTTTGTTCGTACCTGCTTGAATCGTGTCCAGCAGCTTTTGGCAAGCTTGGTACACAGCTTTCATATCATCCGAAGCATCTGCTGCCATGAACTCTGGCGGAAGCTTGATGAGAGGAAGGCCATTCGACTCTTTAGCGATACCCAACAACTCTTGATCGCGCAGCATGTCAAGCTGCTTCCACGCCTTATATGCGCCCTTAAGGATAGAATTACCTGTGGGATCACCCTTCGTAGCGTCTGCTGTAAACAGCATGAACTTCTCACGCTTCATCGGAATAAGGCCATGCTCGTTAGTTTGGCTCATAAACATCGCACCATTTTCAAGGTTGGCAATCGATTGCTCGCACCCCAACAGGTCACGTCCATCTTCAGAGAAAGTCCAGCGTACGATAGTGTCTTGTCCACGCGGGGAGATTTTGCGGATTCCAACCAAACCATCCTCAAACTTCGATCCATTCTTGCGCAGGCGGCGACGGTACACTTTCTCTTCCACAGCAAAACCGTACTTGAGATAAGTGATAACGTCGGAGAGAAATGCTGCCCAGCTATGCTCCATGTCGTCCATGCAAGACTGTACAAACTTGGCGCGCTGTTTGTCTTGTTCTGTGGCGCCCTCTGGAGGATGTACAGCCCATTTCACGCGGGAGAGAAGCATTCGGTAAGTGTTGAATGCTGATGCAATCACTGCATCGTTCATCATCTCGCGGACGGTACGATAGAAGTTCGGATGGTGGAAGGCTCTCTGTGGGTCGTCAATCACTTTTCCCCACACTGTACGTAACCCTACAAAACCACTTTCGCCCAGTTGTAGACGGGGAACGGGCACGCCGTCGTCAGCCGCAAGAGCAGCAGCCGAATTGTCTTTTGGCTTTTTAGCTGCCATTTGTGCTCCTTTTATTTACTAAAACGAATAGTACCATTAGGTAACAGTATTGTCAAATTTATGGCACTATTCAGGTTATTGTGCTATTATAGGGTGGGGATAGGGGATGGTTGGGTGTAGACTGGCATGGAGAAGGGGGGCATGACGTTATTTTTCATAACGGCTTTTGCGGCAGATGCTGTTGCATCCCACATATCATCCTTCTGGTTACGATTACCGTCGATGTAATCCTCTAATTCATTGAACCACATTTCGTTCCAGTCACCTTTTACCACCCTAACCCATCCCGCTTCGGCAAGTGACAAGAAAGGCTGCATTCTTGCGAGTTTACCTGTGTGTCCACTGACACCTTCCGAACGAACATCAACACCCTTCTCAACAAGGGTCTTTACAAAAAACATATTCGCCGCTGCAGCAGCGGCGCCGGGGTCTTTAGGAATAGTTACTGGAACATTTGTACCCAACTCTCGGTAGTCACGTTTTGACGTGTCAGCTATGTGCTCTAAAACACTATGTGTAAGCTCCCGATACCTCTCCACGTGCTCAACATAATAATACCCGTCCGATTTTGAAATTCTTACAGATGCCGTCCAATCTGGATTTGGGTTACTTTCTGAGGCAAGTGTGCTAGCTAGGTCCATCCCCCTATGACGGGCAACGACTTTAGCAGGAACACAGTCTACAATCTCACACCAGCTTCTACGGAACAGTCCCTGCGACTCTTGCTTCGCAAACCAAGAACCCAGCAAAAGCCTTTCACGTTCAACACGTTTAAGGTTTTCTAGACGAGCAACATATCCGGGATTAAGAACTTTCATCCTAGGATTGTCCTTAATTGTGGCGCTGATAAATACATACGTCTGTGGCGATACACCCGGATACTTTTCAAGAAGTTCTTCTTTAGTGTCTCCAAAAACCATTGAGCCACAATAAGCAGCATAATATCTCTCGACACCTGACCGCTCAGGGATCGGTATCCCAGTCTCTTGATCTAGATACCAAGACACGAATGGCATAAGGTGAGAGTCCCGCCTAGGATTGCAAGTTGCAATAAGTTGGTGTGGCCCCTTGGCCTGAGAACGGATACGGGATTCAAGGTAACGAATCTGTACATCGGTATGATTCTGAGCCTCGTCAAAAACAACAAGAGAGAATTGGCCACCGTCAAAGTTTGTGATGTCTCGGTCTGCCCCGCAAACTTTAAACTGTACTTGTGCGCCGCTAGGGAATGTAGCAGTCATTGTGGGATGTGTCTTAAATTTAGCCCCAAACTGTGACCACATCTTTTCGGCTTCTTGGTACAAGCCACCTGCTTGAGAAAGCTGAACGCTTGTTTCCCGAATAAAAATTCCACGGAAATTAGGATCATCCTTGTACTTAAGGACCTTCAAAAGTGCTTGGTGCGATTTGCCGCAACCTGCGCCACCACCGAAGATTACATAATCACTTGTGCAATCTAAGAACTTTTTATGTGTGGGGCTGTCCGGCCCCAACACGACTTTTTGTTTTTTCATTATTCCTCTTATAT